TCCTGCTGGACGCGCTCTTGCAGTCTGTCGGCGGGCAGGAAATACATTTGCGTTATGTATTTCGTATCGTCCCCGCGCTTCATAAACAGGAGCGACGAGCAAGTTAAATCCGTCGTTATGGACAGGTCAACGCCGCCGATACAGTACGCGCCCCGAAAGTCGGAAAGCGTAAATGTTTCCTCGTTGTTTATATCGTCAAACGATAGCCACGCCGTTTTTACTGTTTCCCGGACATTGAATTCCTTGCAGAGAACGCCCGAAAGTTCGTTGCGGTTCTGCTTCGCCCGCTCTACTTTGGCGGTCAGGTCGTCCAGCTTCTTAATGGAGCATAAAGCCGGGTTCGCCTTAACCCATGCCGCCGGGTTCGTCCATTCGGCGCGGTCGTCCAGTTCGTAAAGGACGGGCAGAAAGCGCGGGTCTTGTATTATCCCGTCCGCGACTTGTGCCGCATGGCTATACATATCATCGAAAATACATTCCCGCACGGTTCCGGCGGTCGTTATCATCACAAGCAGGGGTTGGCGGCGGGCGGCTTGGGATTGGCGCATAACCTCATAAAGGTTTCTGTCCCTCACGCCGTGCAGTTCGTCCATGACGCAAAAGGAGCAGTTCAAGCCGTCCAGCGTGTCAGAGTTCCGCGCAAGGGGTTGAAACTTTGACATAGTGGGCGAATAATATAAATCCGTCTTGCGCTTCTTGAAGTGCTTCGACAGGTCGGGCGACTGCTTTATCATGTTATGGGCTTCGTCGAACAGTAACCGCGCCTGCGCGTATTTGGTCGCCGTTGAATACACCTCCGCGCCGCCCTCGCCGTCGGAAGTGAGCATATAGAGGGCTAACCCGGCTAATAGCGTACTCTTGCCGTTTTTACGCCCCACAAGGAAGAAACTCTCCCGGTATTGGCGTAAGCCTGTTTGAGCGTCCACAAAGCCGAACAGGGCTTGTATAAATGCCTTTTGAAAGAGTTCCAGTCGAATACCCTGTCCCGCCCATTCGCCCTTAGAGTGCTTGCAAAAACGCTCTATAAACTCTATGGGGCGGTTCGCGCGGGCTTCGTCGAAAACATACCCGTCCCGAATTGAATTCGTGTCAACCGCAAGGCGGGCATATACCGCCTTAACCCGCTTTGAAGCTGCTATTTCGCCGGACTGGATTTTTGCGTTGTATTCGGCGATATAGTTCATATTACAAGCAGTCCGCGCCCGCCCTCGTCATAGGGGGACGGCGTGTTGAATTCGGTCAATGCGTCGGCTTGGGTCTGCTCGATTTCGTCCTCACTCACAAGCCGCAAGTAGAGTTTTGCGGTATCCGTGTAGGTTTTGAGCAAGGCGCGGTATTCCTTGCTTTCGCCCTCGCCCTTGATTTCATCAAGCTGCTTTTCAAGGTATATCATTTCTTCCGACAGGCGGTTAATGACAAAAGCCCGTTCCTGTTCGTGGGTTTCGGTTTTCGTGTTCATGGTGATTGCTCCTTTCTAATATCGCCCTCGGGTGTGAATTCCAGTCCCCGGCAGGTCGCGCCGCCCGCGCTGAAATGCTCGGTATTATGGCAGTCGATACAGAGGGCTTCAAGGTTCGCCGGGTTTAGGGATATATCCGGGTTGTGTATATTCGTGGCGGTTATGTGCGTCTTATGGTGTGCTATGTCGGCGGGCTTGCCGCAGCGTTCGCAGATGTAGTATTTTGATAGCAGGAACGCCCGCGACAGCCGCCGCCACGCCGTGGAATTGTAGAAAGCCGCCTGCGTCATAGTATCGCCCTTTCAGCGGACAGCGCCTTTAACAGGCAGTCTATGACGCGCTGCAATTTGTCGGCATCGGCGTTTTCGCCGTAATACCATTGTTGCAGGATAAACCGCGCCGCCGTCCGCGCCACGGGGGAATAATCCCCCGCAGCAGCGTAACCCGTTGTTTCAGTCAAGTATGGCGGTATCGCTTGGATAAGCGGGTAAATGATTTCGTCGTTGTCCGTCCCGTCTATCCGTAAAATGTCGCGGGCTTCGTCTATATTGAAAATCATGGTCTTAACCTCCCTTATGCCGCGTCAACCTCGATTTTGACAAACGCGCCGGGGACAATGGGCTTGCCGTCGGCGATACACAAAGCGCGGTAGTCGATAAGCCCGGACGTAAAGCCGCTTTCCCGGCTAACCTCAACCGCCACGCCCTCGGGGACATTCACGCCGTAATAGCGGAAGTTTCCGAAAAGCACCGTTCCCGCCGGGATATTGTCGTCAAGTACGATTTCAAAACCGAACAGGCGATGAACGCCGCCGCGCTCGTTGTCGGTAAACATATAGTCGCCCTCGCCGTTTTTGAGCGGGTACACCTGCCCGAAAAGGGTTGCCGTGGACATTGCGAATTTTGCGCCGCCCGCATAGCCTGCGGGAAGTTTGGTGATTGCCGCAAGCAGATTGTCGGCGGTCAGGCTCTCGGTTTCAATGCTGTTGGTCGTGTCCCATGTAATGCCGGGTAAAATGCCTGTGGGTTGTCCTGCCCCTGCGCCTGTGCCGCTCACGATAGCCGCGTTTATCGCGTCGGAAATGCTGCTTTTAAGTTCCTGCGTCAGGTAGCTTTCAAACGCCGCGATTTCCATACGCTTCACCGCTGCCGACATGGACAGGATTTTAATAAGTTCACGCCCGGTGAATGTTACCGCCGTCGCCGTTACGTTCTTGCGCTCAACCGCTGCGCCCTCGGTGTGCCAGCTTGCCGCGTCTGTGGGTGTTCCCACGGGTACGGACAAGTTGGACGGGACATTGAACAGGCGAATTTCGTTGAACAAACCGCCCACGGGTCGCGCTTGTGATATAACCTCGTTAAGGGTCTGCATGGGGATAACCGCCGCCGAATTAGACAGCGTGTTGAATGTGTCGGAGCGTTTTTCTGCCTGTGCCGCCTGATATGCGCGGGTTTCTCCGTCGGTCAGTTCCTTTCCCAAAAGGGACTTGAAAAATGCCGTGCGATATTCGGGGGTCGCGTGGGTGTCGGGATTGCTTGCGCCTTTTTCAAGGCTTGCGGTAATAGGGTTAAACATTTCTTTATCCTCCTGCTTTTCGGCTCTCGCCGTGATTTTGGTTTGCGGGTATGCCGCCCGCGTTACTGCTGAAATTTCATATACCTTGCCGATTTTGGTAACTGTCCGGGTTTTGGTCTGGTCGTTATATTCGCTTTCGGCAATATCGAACATAAACGACATTTGCGCTATGTCCCCGCGCTTGATTGCGGTATGCAGTTCGCGCCCGCGCTCCGTGTCGGGTAGGGTTGCGGTCATTGCAAGCCCTTTTTCCGTGACTGTGAGCGTCATTGTTTCGGGGCTTCTCGCAAGGGGGATTGACTGGTTATCGTGATTGACTTGTAACGTGATGTTTGACAAGTCCACGCCGTCAAGGGCGGTACGGGCGATAACCTCCGTAACGTCCCCGATTTGGGCGGGTTGTTCAAACACTATGGGCAAGCCCTCCACGATTAAAGGCTTGTCACTGTCCGCGTGGACGTTATACGCCCGTGTTTGCTGTTTCATTTTCTGATACCTCGCTTTCAAGTTGATATTGGTTTGCTTTATCTGCGGATACATAATTAAGCGACTGCAAGCGTTTGTCGCCGTCAGGGACAGGCGGCAGGGCTAACAGTTTCCGCGCTTCGTTGAGCGTCATTAACCCTAACGGGGCGGCTTCGTGCAATAGCTTTATCTTGGTCGCTGCGCTGGAAAATTCCAGCCGTTCAGCCGTGAACGTGATTTCCGCGCCCGCCTTGCGTGTAAATTCCTGCGACAGTTGCAAGGCGAACGGTTCAATAACGCTTTCATAGAACGCGCTGAATTCGTCCTCGCTATAACTGCCGGATACGATTTTCGGACTAATGCCTAAATAGTCATATATTTGGCGGTTGACAGCTTCTATTTGCTCCTGCGGTATGGTGTAGGGCGTTGTATTGGTCGGTATGAAGTCAAAGCGTTGGTCGGTCGCCGCCACGCCGCCGGAATTGGTCGGGTTGAAGTAGTCGGCGACAAACTGTTCCTTTTCCCGGCGCACCTGTTCGGGATTGACAAGCGACGTAAATTTGAGAACGCCCCGAATGTTCACGCCGTTTTTGACGCTTGCCGCTATACCTTGGTTGAGCGTCTGTGCTGTGTCCAATAGCGGGAATAACGGCACGTTGCTGTCCCCTAAAAGGTCGTTGCTGTAAAAGTGGCGGCGCAAGTGGACAATATCGCTATACGCGAAAGTCGCCTGCTTGCCGTCGTGAAACAGGCAGGTTATGTATAACTGCCCGTCCGTGCCGGGGGCGAATTCCACGCTTGACGGTGTGAGGGGGTACACGTTGCGGATACCCCTTTCGTTGCGTTGCAGCAGGATAAAGGCATTGTTGCTTGTGAAGTATGCCGCCGCCGTTTTGCTCAATAGGTCATACGGGGTCATGTACTCGTTCGGTACTGATTGGAGCAGGGTTTCAAGCCCCTTGTCGTCGCTGTGTGGCGTGAGTTTTCCGGCGTGTCTGCCGATTGCGTCAACCGCCGCCCGGAATGTCGCGCTTGCGTATGCCGTGCCGGAAAAGGCGGTAAAGCTGTTATTGATTTCGATTACCGCGCGGCGCTCTTGCTGCTTGGGTCTGAAAAGGTTGGATAATATACCCATTTATTGAAAACCTCCTTTCGCGGTTGCTGTTCTGTGAAAACTTTTTGTCCATGCGGGGGAAAAGTAAGCCCCAGCGTCGGTGTTCTGTCGCCCTGTTCTTTCCGTCAGGGGCAGGGGGTATCTTGTGCCGGGTGACGGCTGGTGACGGTCATTTCTAAAAACCCTCTTGTATAGGGCTGAATTTGAACATAGCAAAGTTTTGTCATTCGCCGTCATCGTCCGTCACCTGCCATATAATCCCGCCCGTCGCAAGGCACGACAGGGGCAAATTCGCTTGTCAGCCGCAAGCCGAACCAAAACGCGCCTGTCTTGGTCTTTCGACATTCATAGCCTGCGCCCTCGACGGCTGCTTTGAAGTCCGCCGCGCTGCGGATATAGTCGCCGCTGCGTGAACAATAGGCGCGGTATTCGCCGTACAGTTCGCCGGATTTTTGCGTATATCTGCCGCCGATTTCGCAGCACTCTGAAAGAAAGCTGTTCAGCCAGTCGTTATTTTCCCGGTATGCCGCTATTGCCGCTTTTACGCATTCCGGCATTGCGATTTTGTAGTTGTTTGCGATGAAGCGCCGCGCCCCCTCGATAACCCACGCAAGGACAGCGCCGCCGGAATGAGCAAACAGGTAGTCGGCGTAATTCAAGATTTCGCCTTTCATGCCGCGAAAGTTGGCGTTGAACGGTACGACGGTCAGCCTGTCCCATGTGCCTTTATCCGTCGTGCCTACTTTCGGTAAATGGTTTGTATAGAGTACAACGGTATGCGACGGCATGAATTTGAACGGGTCTTTATACTTCTTTTCGGCTTCGATTTCGTCCGTGCTGCATAGCTTTTTCACGGTGGCAGTATCAAGGCGCATACCTTCTTCAAGTTCCGCCGCAATGATAACGCGCTTGCCGCGCAGTTCCGCATATTCGGGGCTTTTGTTCTTTTTGCAGTTTGCCGTCAAAACCTCGGACGACATAGCCCCGGCATAATCGCCCATGACGCGGGCAAGCAGGTTGAACAGGGTGCTTTTGCCGTTGCCGCCGTCGCCGTATGCGATTATCAATTTCTCCTGCATGACTTTACCGACAGCGAACATTCCGGCGACTTCCTGCAAATA